CTTTTCGAATTCAGGATTAATTTTTATAAGATATTTATCCTTATGTAGTTTCAATTCACATTCAAATTCTTCCTCTGAAATAACGTCATTATCAAATTCATTTGAGAGTTCTAAGAATTCAGCTTTTTTATATAAATTTTGAATAGCTTGTATATAAAATTTTTCTTTCATTTGATGATTATGGAGAACACCAAAAATATTTTTGACGTACCTATTGCTTTCACCTGAAATGTAATTTACACTTTTAGTATCCGCTATAGCAAACATATACGCTCCTGGCGCTATGTGAGTGTCAGGCTCAGATACTTTACTAAATATCTTATTGGGAAGAATAGGACCAAGCGTATCAAAGTCTGCATCTAAATATGTTAATTTAATCGATTTCATAATATTTCATGATTTTATCACATTCACTCTTATACATCGGAGCTTCCAGTATGCTCTCTTTAACGTCATGGGCTTTCAAATCAATATGAAAATTGAAAATAAATGCCAGTACTTTATTTTCAATATCTGTGTCTACCCTTCTAACATTGCTGGGTTTAATATCAAGTTTTAATCTTGCTGATCCAATATCCTTCGATACATAGTATCCGTAACTTACATTTTCGGCATTAAATATCTCATTAGTAAACCTGTTATTTAAATCAAAAAACTTCTTTGATAGTTCATCCGTTTTGCCCTCTGAGAAAATATAATAATGATAGTTTATTCCAAGGGCATCACAATTACAACTTCCAGTGTCAATCATCCTATTTAATATATCAAATAGGTCGTCATTGTCATGTGGATAAAGTGCGGTTAATATCATCTGATTTGAGTAAATAACCAAATGGAATTTATTGGTTTCAATGTGACTTAGATCATTTGAAAAGTGAGTTTTAGAGATTTCCTCTTCTGAAAAAATTTGATTCTTAATGAAATAATATTTATCGAAATTACTAACTTTAAATTCACCTATAAGAACGACATTTCTCACAGTAAGGGTTGTTTCCATTTTCATTTAATTTAACTTGAAGTATTAAAATTTAAGAATATAATCGAATAAAATTTTCATTTGAAATAATCTTACAATAAATGGTAAAAGTATCAAAAGTTTTGAAATACATTACAATTTTATTTTAATGCTATCCTATATATTCTAAAGTTAATAAGTTACAACAATCATTCCAATGATATTAACCTACTATTAACCTGCCATTTATTGTATAGCTTAGTCCATTAGTATTTAATACATGTTTTTTTGTCACTTTACAAATTTATAATTAACCCATCCATTAGTGCCTGATTCATCCACACGAACGTACAGCCATTCTCCATCATGAGAGATGTAGGTTACCATATCTCCATAATTAATAACTTCAAGTACCTTGTAATTGCTGCCGGCACCATCTCGAACATTTAAAGTCTCGCTGGTAACCTCAAGCATTTGCAGACGTTTATATTGTTTCATTGGTTTAACAACTGTTGTACCGCCTGCAGCTGTAAAGGCTTTGGCTTTTACCTTGCGTGGCTTTGCAACAACCGGTGCGGCGTAACTGGCGCAAACACCACAGCTGCCACCTTCCTTACTGCAGTGCTTGCATGCACTACAGTTTTTGCACGCTGTACAGTATGCATCGCCGGAGCAGCGGCCGTAATCTTCTTTCTGCTCTACTGCAGGAGTGCAGCAACTTGCAATTAATTTTGTGGTTTGAGAAACCACGGCATTACTGCATAGGATTATTATTAGTATTAGTAGTTTTTTTATCATTGAGAATTAGTTTTGAAAATTAACGCTAAACCTATAAGTATACCCATAACAAAGCTGAAGCCAACCATATAATAAATCATGGTTACAGCACTATTAGTGGACCGGGCATAATCCGCAGTTTTCCGCGCATAATATGTACGTATCTCTAAAAGGTTTCGGTCAGTATGATTTTGGATATTTTGTAAGTACTCTTTTTTTTCCTGTTCTTGTGTCATAATTGATTGTTTAGCTGATAAATGTATGTTAAAAATTTAACAGGAAAATACGGGTTGCCTCAATTCAGGTAAAAATACCTACTAATGGGTATAGAAAAACCTGACGCAGCAGGTTGAAAGGTTATAGAAATTCAACTTCATCAAATTTTTCTAATATTCCTACTTGGTTTGTAAATATGTTGAAAAATACGTTTGTTAGTCCGGCTCCATAACCATTTTCAATAATATGAAAATTAATTAGCCTGCTATCATATCCTTCTAATGGTGACACACCTGGATCAGTACCGGTGCCTGGATCTTCGGATGGAGGTATAACAGGAGCATACTCGTTATATAATTGAGATGGAGAAAAGTCTGGGTAAATAGCAATATATCCCTGTTTTGTATTTTCTGATGATACTCTTAAATTCAAATCTTCCAATTGTTTGTCAAAAAGAATGTTTTGAGATTGAGATTCGGTATCCGGGTATACATTTTTCACTGCATTTAAAATGAAATTATCAACTTCATCATCTCCAAAATTAGGCCCTAATTTATACGTCCCTGTTGGCTTTCTCATGTAAAGAATTTGGCCAATGGTGATGGTGTCAGTATTGAATTTTAATTTAATGTTTATAGTTTTTAAAATTCTTGCATTCGTTAACGTTAGATACGTCATAACTCTTGAATTGGACATTTGTATTTATTTAAAGGTTATTTAGTAAATGTAGAGTATTAATTTTACACGAAAACACGGGTCACCGCAATTCAGGTAAAAATACCTACTAATGGGGATGGCAACTAATTCTGAAAATTATCTATGTTTGTAAAAATTTCCCGCCATGACCCTCACCGAATTAGCCAAAAGTATTTACGATAGTTCTACCGAAAGAATTAAAACACCTATTACAGGCTCGTTCTCATTGGCATTTGTGCTGTACAATTGGAGGCCAATACTCTTGTTGTTATTTTCAAAAGATAGTATAGAAAATAAAATTCAGGTTATTGATATATTTTTTAGCAGTTGGCATGCAATCGTAGTCCCGCTGTTAATAGCGCTTCTTTATGTAGTTATTGTGCCATACCTAATGATGGTAATTGAGATTCTATTAAATACCGCAAATGTTGGTAGGAAAACCAATAGGAGTGAACAGCAACTTTTAGACCTGACATTAAAGTCTAAGTTACTTTCTCAAAAATTTAAAAATACTCAAATTGAAAGTGGAGAGAAAGATATTAAAGAGTTGAATGATACAATTGCAAATATGCAGTCTCAAATCACAATTATCAATGATCAGCATAAAAGTGTCGTGGAAAATTACGAATCAATTATTGTTGGCTATAAGAATGCTGATTCCGAAAATAGCAGATTTAGCAAATCTTTATCTGAAATGGAATCTAATTTCCTTTACATGACCGACTATTTAACCACTACATTAAAAATTATAGTGTCATTATTGACACCAGAACAACTATCTAATATATTAAATCTTTTAACTCAACTCATGAATGATCCCCCTCACAATGTGAATACCCATCTGGTAAACATGTTGATAGAATACGAATTTGTTGAAGATGTGATTGATAATAAAACTGGATTTCCTACATTCAAGGTAACTGAACTTGGAGAAATGTTTAGAGATAACTTTCTTAATTGGAGCAGAAATAACACTGACAATAATAAAAATATTACCTTTCCAACCCCCTCAATTCCTCCTTTATCGCCTCAGTAAATCCAAAAGACAGTTCCCGGATAATGTTGTTGTAATGCCCCCAGATGATTCTGTTATAAATAGGGTGCGATTTCTTTTTATACTGTTTCATTTTCTTGGAAATCTTTTTCATATCTACAAAACGGTGCTTCAGGAACTGGGCATAGTTCAGGGCATTTTCAGTAGCGTTAAAGGTACGGCCGGTTATCCAGTTGGGGTTGCTAAAGCCATGGGAGCCCATGTATTTAACCTGAGCCACATTAATATCAGTTGCTGCAGCTTGCATAGTGCGCCTGATAAAACGCCCCTCCAGCACATCATTAAGGGTTTTCTCGTTACTCTCCATTACGGATTGGTTTTTATGGTAATTTGCACGTAATAGCCATTGCAGCCATTCAGCATCTTGGTAGGCCCGGCATTAAAGGAACTTTCCTGCAGCCATGCCATCATACCACAAAACAGGCCTTCCCCATTAGATTTATCCATGATTAGCTTATCCATAAACTTTTTGGCCACTGCCTGGGTACGGGTAAAGACTTCTATGTATTCGTTACGTTTAAGTTTAGAGTAATCTACTTTTTCAAGAAAGAAAAAGCCACATACATTTTCGTACTTGGCAGCATCCTGCTGGCCGTCCATGCCATGCTCAGGCACCAGTGTGAGCATTAAAATATTGTCGCCGGCTTTATGATCCTGCATGAGCTTGCCAAGGTCTTCCTCGGTAACAGCCATTTCAACGCGTTTAATTTCGGGTATGACAGAGGCTACCTGATTACTGTATGCTTCGAGTTGGGGTATCAGGATCATTATGTTTTAGATTTATCGTTCAGTTTGTAATCCAGGTCTTTTTTCTTAAGGTCGTAAAGTCTTATCAGTATTTCCCAAAGGTTAGTTTTGCGAACTGCCTCAAGGTTGCCAAATTCTCCACTTTCGGCCAATGCAAATGCCAGGCTGTCCATCCCGATTCCCGGTACCGCTTCGAGCTGGTCGCCGGAACCGGCTTCAAAAAGTATCGACAGGTCAAGTTCCCTGCCTCCCCACGGAATGACAGCGCCGGTAATATATTTCTGGAAGCTCGCAAACTGTAAGTAGAAACCATATACAAAACCTATAGGGCCATGCTTAAATACCTGGGCGCGCTCTTCTATGGTGTGTGAGTTGTAAGGCTCCCTGATATCGCCATTTAGCTTAGGGAACAGTTGTGCCAGTTTAGCCTTGCGGTAAAATACCGCTGCCAGTAAATATAGCAAATTTGTATTGCCGGTGGCTGCAAAGTCCAGGAACAAACGCAGGCCATCAAGGTACTCGCCAAAAGTTACGTTCATAAAACTATCCCTTGGGCCATGGTAGCCTCTCCAGAGGGGCCTGTAAAGCGACACCGGTGTATGCGTAAATTCAAGCTTAATGACCTTTTGCCCATCTACATCATCAAAGAATGTATCTATCAGTTGTGCCAGGGTATATACATTGCCCCACTTAGCTTCTTCGTCTACAATCAGCAATTCTTTTTTAGATGGCTGGAGGTTTAGCAGCTTGTAAATTGCCTGCACCTTCAGGTCGGAATATGTGAGAGCACCAACCTGGTACCGAAATATAAGCTCGCACATTTCTATATATTGTGCAGCATCACATTCAGCAAGGCTATGAGGGAGGTACAGGCTTTTATTTGCTTCAGGGATATCTATTGTATGCATAGTGTCATATCATCTTTAAGGACTACTTTATATTTAGCCATATCGGCACCAAACACAAGTTCTACCTGATACCTGCAGACTTCTTTACTTTTGTTATCCCAGGGAATAAATTTTGAGCGTGCATCAACCCTCATAAATTTTTTCATGTACTTAACAATGCTGTGTTTAAGCACTATTTGGTTGATTTCCAAGTCGCGTTGCTCCTTTATAATTGCTGCCTGCAGGCGCTTATCAAAGCCTTCAAACTGTTTGTTTTTCCTGTAATAACGTAGTTTATGGTACAGTTTTTTTAATGGCTGAAATGGATTTTTCATGGTTATGTAGATAAGAAGTTAGATCCTATAATAATTTTTGGTAGAATGGGTTGCTCGTAGTTGGCCACAGGTGCCGGTGCTACTAATTTTTCAATGGATAGCAATGCTGCATCGGCATCCTGCTTAAATGCCTGGCGCGCTGCCTGTGGCTCCATTTTGGCCGCCGGTTGTTTTATCTGGGTGCTGTCACGATCTGATGTGTACGCCTGCAAGACACCCTCAGGGAAAATAGTTACTGATAGGCGCACCATTGCCCAGGACAAAGAGTAGAATGCACAGGCCTCCTTAATAAGCGCAAGCAGCTGTAGGTCTTTTTCGTCCTCGATATCGGTACCCGTTTGCAATTTCGTTTTTAGATCGTCAAACTTTGCTTTGCCTATGCGCGGAAGTATCTCCCTTGTTTCGCATTGGCTGATGCCCGGCACAAGTTTCATGAGGATAAGGCGCGAGCCTATCATGAAATATTCGTTGAACTCTGATGTAGACGTGATGAAAAGCTTATTAAGCTTCTTATAGGCCTGCATATCTTTCCACTCTTCCAAGGTATCGAGATGCATTAATAAATCGTCTACAGCCCTGTAATAGCGTTTTTGCAAGGCTTCATTATCTGCATCCAGCATCCACTGGAAGGCTTGTTTCTCATTATTGTCCTGGCGCATCTTACGGCCGTTGGCAGTATGCGATATATCCATATTAGGCGCCAGCAGAGAATAAGCCATTATAGCGATTGGGTACCTGGTCAGGTATAAAAGATGTTCCTGCTCTGTATCATCGTCTTCGTAGGCTGCAAAAACAGCATCGTACATCGGCTGGCCAATAAGGTCAACCATGTCATTTGTAGCTGTAATAATATCCGGTTTTATTTTGCTGAAGGCGATATCAGCATCTATAAAGCCAAGCAGTTCCTTAAGTTCGTCGCTGCCGTCAACGCCGTCTTTATCAAATAATAATTTCATTAGGCTACGTTTTTAAATCGTTTCTCCGGGGCGATATCCTGCTCTTTTTCCGGCTGTATGTGGTAGAAGCCCATCTTTAGTCCGAGTTTTGGAAAATTCGCCTTCAGGGCATAGTTAAGCGCTTTCATTACGATCATCTCAGGTATGTCAATACCAGTTGCCATAAAGTTCTTTAGTGCATAGAGCTGCTCTGAACCACTATCGGATGAACCCTGACCGGCAATGTTCCCAAGGGAACCATGCAGGCCTATACCGGAGGATACAGCCCTGTCGGCTCTGTCGGCAATAGATATCTGTGCATCAACAAAGTCTTTTATTTTCTGGTCGATAACATGTATTTCCCATTCATGCTCCAGTAAATTTTGACCATCATACTCCAGGTTTTTAGTAGTGTGCCAGAACTTACCTGTGTTATCTTCTCCTGAAAGAATCTTTGCAACTGTAGTAAGCGTGTCCCGCTTAAGTTCTTCGAGCATTGAATCAGTATATAACCTGCCTGCTTTTTCGCAATTGTCCCTGATGGCTTTTTCCTTTTCTTCCCAATATTTACCGGGAGAAACAATATGGTACTTTAGGTTTATGGAATTTTTAGAAAGGGCTTTAAGTATTAAGGGTATAGCAGTAGATCTGCGCAGCCACTCTAATGAGCCATACAGGTCGGGCACAGTATAGTACTCGGTACAGAAGCTATACATATTACTGTACAGGATAGAGTTCTTAGAACCAAAGGGCTTTTTAAAATCAAACTTATCGTATACTTTATATTCAAGGGATTGGGGTGTGGCAAAGCTCCAGTCATTAACCACTACATGGGTAGGCTTATAGTTAGGTGCACCCCTCAGGGAGGCAAGCCGTGCCTTATCTGGCGATACGCCCTCCAGTTGGGCAATGAAGTTATTGCCTATGCGTGTACCCTTACTCTGCTCAAACTTAGAGTATACACCCTGCATGTGCTGATAGTCTACAGACATTTGTACTAAGTAAGACTCTACATCCCATGTATCTAACCATGCTTGTATAGTAGTGTTATCCTGCCAGTCCTTAACTATCTGTCTGTCTTCTATTACTTCTTTGTATAGCTTAGGCCCTGAACCCCATAGCAATTGTGTCTTCTTTGTAAGTATACCCGGTGCAAGGGAGTTATGCTGCACTACATCCTTTATCCTGTCAGGCAGGTCATTGTTAGCACCGTAGGGGTACACTATATAGTCACCTACAAAGTTCTGTGTGTTGCCCCAGTTCAGGTCATCCTTGGGCATGTCATCATCAAAGGCGCGGGGTGTGTCGCTTACCTGATAGGTAAATGCCATGTTCTCTGCCTGTACTATGGCATCCCTGCCTACATATTCTATTGTCATAGCTATGGTTTGATTTCGTAGTCGTTAAACTTCATGATTAGTGCCATGTGGAAGAACCGTGGCACATCACCCTCGCTATGGTCTTGGTAAGCTATGAGTGTGCCTGCCTTGTCGCTCTGGTCGTTACGCAGCCCTAAGCGCAGCACTGCTTTGGCTACTACCTTGCGACCACCATACTGCCCAGTGGTTGAGTTGTATTTATCAAATTCAAATGAGAAGGGTATGCCTAAAGCGGTCAGCTCACGCATGCGCTTAAGGGCTTGATGTGGTGTGATAGTAAGTGACTGCATGCAATAACATTTATTGCAATAGTACTGCACGCAATCGCATGCGGTTGTAACATGAATAAACCCAGTAAAAACAAGGCTTCCGGCTTTGGCGAAGTGGTGTAGCACCCACCCCGTAGGCGGGTGCGCCCTCATATATCCCGCGCGCCACCCCTTTATGCAATCGCAATCCTCATACTTAGCGGGTCGGTATGCATCGATAGACAAACATCAACAAACTGCACCTGAAAAGGGTTTGTTTGTTGATTTTGTGTGTTTTATGATTTTGGGTTTTTTTCAATAGCAAGTTTTGTCAAACTTTTTTTATGCGGTTTCGCCCTATTTAGAAAGAGTTTATTTTGTTGATTTACAGAGGGTTTTTGGCTTGAAAAGTTGTACAAAACACTGTTATTTTGTATCTTTAAGTATTAATAATCAAATCATTATACGCAATGAACACAAAAACACAAGCCGCGCAATCGCACAAACCGTCGTCAAATCTTCCTGCAGTCATTACTCCCGAAAAAGGAAAAAACGACCTGATTTCACAAGAAACCGAAATTAAGGGCTTTAATAGCTTTTCCGCCGAGCAAAGAATTGGAAATTTAAAGAATTTTACTCTTTTGAGTGAAAGATTTAACCACCTCAAAAAGAAACAGGATGAACTTACAGCCTTTTCAATTTCTAACGACAACACCGAGGAAAAATTTAAACTTTCAAACTCTACAGGGTTTATTTTTCAAAGCAGCAACACCGACGTAATTCAAAAAATAGTTTCTGTTTTAAGCGATTATTTAGGAGAAAGAATTGAAGTGACTAAAAAGGAAATTGTAGAATTTTCGATTTAATTTAAAAAGGAACTCCCACGGGGTGCAACCCGTGGGAGTAATTAAAATCAAACATTATTACCACCAATGATAAATAATATTCAGGGCAAAGCTACAGCTTTTCGCCTTAGCGACCAAGTATTTTCTATTCTGCACCAACGCGGACTTTCAAAAGTTTTCAACTACCAAGACTACTTATATTTTAAAAAACAATGCAATGCCGCTTTTGACAAAGCCCAGGCAATTGCGGAACTTTTTATACAAGATAATAACCTAACTAATTCTGATTACAATGATTACGTTTATTAACAGCGTTCGCAGTTTAAAAATATCTGCTTCGCTTGTGCGTAATAAATGGAGCAGGACAACAAAGCCAAAATTAACCCTTACAGGCGACTGGATGCAAAAGGCAGGGTTTTCTATAGGCATGCAGGTAATTATTGAAGTAGAAGCCGACAGGCTTATAATTAAGCGGGCTACAGATGATTTTCAGGGTTAACACTTACGACCCAGTAAGGCATGAAGCTAAACCAAATCAATTTTTTATACAGTCCAAAGGCTTTAATGCTGGGCGACCACTTAAAGAGCCAAAGCGTAACAGCTGGGTTATTGAATGTGATTTTAGCCATGCTTTTGAAGTCCTTACAATTTTGTGGGTTTCGAAAAAATATGACCTTTACATTGGCGGGAGCGTAATCCCATTTTTACGGCTTCACGATTTTAAAAGTATTGCACTACCTTACTTACGGCAATGCGAATACATGAATCTAATCTTTGCCAATGAAATGAGCGCTTTGCAAAATATAGATAAGCTGATTACTATTACAGAAAGTAAACTAAAACTAATTAAATCGCTCAAAATATGTACCGCTGCCGAAGTTTTAAAGAAAATTGATGCAGGTTTATAAAAAGCTGTTATTTACAATTGTGAATTTGTAACTTTGTAATATGAATAAATTTAGAAATACTAAACTTTATAAAATTTTGTCAGGAGATACCAAGACAGAACAAATATCTGGTTCAGCGTCTAAAATAGTTTTTAATGGATATTTGTCTTCACAACTTTACGACCAAGTAGATACAAAATCTGTATTCACTATTAAATCGTTAGATGGTAAAACATTTACAATAAAACACCTTAAGACAAATTAACTCAAAAACGCCAGTAAAAGGCGTTTTTAAAATTTCTCGCGCTACGCGCTCGGCAGGACGGAGAACACTTTTTCTAATACACTCCCGGCGCACCACCAGAAAAAGTGCTCGTTTTTTTTGTGTGTTTCACCCAGTCCGGACGATATATAAAGTATTTAAAGGCATCAGCAAAGTTAGTAGAGAACATTGGCCTTGATTCTAATGGTAACTTTTCTGAGGATTTGTCTTTGTGAATACTTTTTACTCCGTGTTTGTCGGCCTTTACCTCAATCTTTGTTAGCTCCAGGCTACTTTTAAGATGCTTGCAGCCAAATTTGTCAATGCGAAGAATAGGAAGATCCGGGCTCATTCTCCCCATCAGCTGCATGGCAAATTTATATTCGTCCTCCTGACCAATGGTTGCCTGGCCAATATTCATCAGATTTACGGTCCAACCCGTTTTAACGCCATCCTGCATCTCTATAAATCCTGCAAGCTCTGAAGCCCAGTCCCTTTTTACCTTCTTGTACTGATTACCGGAACGGTCATAATACATGTCTAACCTTTTTAGCTTGTGATTTTTATAAAAGTCTGTAAATTGCTTTGCAATAACTTTAGAACTTTCATTTAGAGAAAAGAAATTTTTATAGCAGTCTATATAATTTCCCCTGTGCTGGCCAGTAACCATACTCATCATATCTCCAAAGTCAACCCCGCATTCCATCTTACGGTTATGGTCTATATATTTTAATGCAAGGCTGCTTTCTACAATATCATCGGTAAGCTTAAATTTGTCGTAGTAGGAACTATTGATGCCATCATCATAAAAATGATGTTCTCCCAGGTGGCTGTAGAATTTTTCTCCTTTCTTAAGATTCACTTTCAATGAAAGAATCGCACTTTTAAACTCTTCCATACCAAGCGCTGCGAGGTTATCGTAAAAGAAACCATCGGTTAGCACATCGGCATTTACAAAAGAGGAAACAACATAAAAAAAGGTAAGTTCCTTACGGGCCCTGATCCAGTACTCCGTCCACTTTTTAACCTGGCGCTTTAGCGAAGCTATTTTTTTATTGTCGCCGGCTTTTATATAATTTATTAGTTCTGACTTTATTTCATTCAGCACTAAGCCTATCTCAAGGGCAAGCTGTGCTGTGTCCTGGTCCATTTCTTTTTGCATCTGCCATATCCAATCCTGGTCTCCGGAAAGAAGGTTAGGCATATCGGTAAAAAAGGTACGGCCACGATAATATACAGAATGTCCAAACCGAACATATTCACCCCTGATAGCAGGAGTAAGGCGCTTAAGTTTTTCAAATTTTAGTAGCCTGGCCTCGTCACCATACATGTGCTGATAGGATCCACCGGCAAGGCCGCTGGGCTGGTCGAGGCTACCAATATTAAAAAAACAACCGTTAAAAAGGGATATCGTATGCTTAAAAGCCAAAGGCGGCTTATAAGGCAGGTCGAAATGGGAGGGAGGCCGCTGATCAGTAACGTAGTGTATCCCTTCGCGCCATCCATTACGGCGCCACCCTTCCAATAGTGCCGGCACAACATTTTTTATGGCATTTACATAAGTGTCAGAAACAAGTACCTGGTAACTGCCCGGCATATCATAAATGATGTTCTGCGAGCGCTCAGCCATCATGCCCGAAGTTTTGGAAGTTGCACGGCCGGCAACGACGCCTAAATTTTTAGGTGCAATTATATCGATAGCTATATTAGCCTTGTTAGAATATCTTGCTTCCGCAAAATGTTCATCAAGACTTACGAGGGTCTTCCTGCTCACTTGGAAATACTTTAAATGATCCATCAATATCCGCTTCTTGCTCTAAGCGTACCTTCTCTTTCTCTGTCAGTTCCGGAAGCTTAGCAATTAGCTCCTTTAATCTGTTTCTGTTAGCTGCAGGTAAGCCCATAGAAGCAGCATCTGAAGTATATATTTTAATTGGTGGCTGAAATAGTTGTTTTGGAAGTTCTTCTTTATCCGGTTCATCAAGTCCCCGAACATTGGCAGCATCTATTATCAGCTTACCTACTTTGGCTGCATCGTTCATATCTTTCATGGTAAGTAGGCCAAAGTTTATTAATTGGTCTATCTTATCAGCATAGAGGTTTTTATATGCGGCTTTGGATATATGGCTGTCACAATAGAAGTATTCAATGGTATCCTCAAAAATTTGTTTGGCCTTATACCTGGACATTCCATCAAAAGCTATCAAATGTTTAATGATCGCTTCAGGGCTGCTGAATTTATCAATACGTAAATACATTGCCCTGACCTTGTCAAGCAGTTCCACATAGTCCTTGATTTTTTGAGGTGCATTGGCCATATTGCCATACTCCATAAAATCATACAGATCTGATAATTTTACATCTTCAATCTTCATTGCCAAATAGTACTTGTTTACGAATGTTATCTACCCTTACACGTTCCGATTCCTTCAGGAATATTTGCGCTGCAGTAATGTTGCCGGACTTGGCCAATTCCAATTGCTTCTGGTTAATCATGAATTCGGCCTGCAGCTGCCCTTTATCATATGCCTGGCGTATATCACTCATATGATCATAATAATGCGAGAGGAATGCTTCCTTGCTTACATCGAGGTATAAGGCTATCTTCTCCGGAGAATAATTTACCGCAGCAAGATCTTCCACGGCCGTAAGCTGTTCATCTGATAATCTGAGTGGGAGGAGTTTCATATTAATGCGAAAAAGTTGGTAGTGAAAAGCAATGCTATTATTATTGCCATATAGAGCACTTCAATAACCAGACTGCGATCTTGACATTGGTCTTTAAACTGAACGCACTGCAAAGCGATGGTATAAATTAGCACAATAACTATTGCCAGTTTAATGAGTACCATTAGTATTTTTTTAGTTTTGATGTCGTAAATAGTTGCATCCTGAAATCGTATAGGCCTTTGTCATTGGCTAAAAGGTATTGTTCGTAATGTGCGTTCTCGCTCCAGTTCCCGGAACCTTCAACTACGTAATGGTAGTCATGCGTTTTAAGGAGGCAAACCTTTGCATGCACCCACGCAAATTGTACTTTTACATTAGGCCTTGATGCTGCCATTGCCATAAGATTGTCTATAGTTACCGGATTACGCTTTATCATGCTGTCCGATATCATAATGGTAACCTGCTCAATCATTCCGCGGTCATGCATTTCTAATAAGGATGTAATCACCCTGGTGTTGATACTGTAGGTAGAAGCGCACAGCTCTTTTATAGGAAATCGTTTTGCAATTAGCGGGATGAATGTGAAAGCATTAAAGGAACTGTCTGACTGCAGGAAAAATATTTCGCCGGGAGTAGGAAGGCGGGTAAGATCTTCTTCCAGTTTTTCAACTTTTTCAAAATGAAGATTTAAATATTTTGAGACCCATTTATCCGGGGCTATTTCGTCTTCCTTTTCTTCAGACAGTTCTTTATAATCAAAGAATCTATTGACCATTGCTGATGCCCAGCTTCTTGTTTACCAAGGCAAGTTTTTCGAGACGTCCGTCAAGTTCGCCCTGAAGCTTAGCTTTTACCTCTTCTGAAACTGCCTGTTCAATTTTTTCAAGTTTTCTTGATTTATATGAGGCAGTAGACTTTATAAATGCCAGGCACGCAGTATTATCCATTTCGGCTACTTCGCGCTCCAGTGTCAAGGTCCTGAAAATAGGATCTTTTCCTAACACCTCTTTTTTCTCCTGGTAATGGTCGAGCTCTGCCTTAATAGCTTCGCTGCGAGCAAAATTGTCTGTGGCTGTTTTAGCCAGGGCCAGTTTTTCTTCTTCAGATAATACCAAGGTACCCACTTCACCCTGGGCCAGCTGCTCATGCGCTGCCTGGTAAGCTTTCCATGCTGTAAGTTTATCGGCTACCAGAATCTTTAATTCGTTAGGACAATCAGGAGCGTTCAGGAATGGGTATTCTTCTCGAAAAGATATATTAGAATTGTCGGCTTTATTAGCTTGGCCCTCATCCTGATCATCATCTTTTTTATCACTGTCTAAATCACCTTGAGTATCGCCTTCCGGTAATTGATTTTCAATCAATGATTCGGAGTCTTCCGCTGCAGGCGCTATCTTTTCAATGTCTTTAATACCGTGGCATTGCTGCAGTTCGTGTAGCACTGTTTGTAGATTGTATGTATTATAGCCACCGGTATTCAATGACCTTTCAATGTTTTGGTTTTTCCCAGGGGATTGCCTGTAGAGCTCGCAAGCTTTGTTGAATTGTTCCGGAAGGCTCTCAGGCTTGTTCCAAAAGAATTCGAGTACTGTTTTCTTGTCCATAATTATGATGTATTGATATGAAGATTAATCAATAACAAAAATCATATTTTGTAAAGCGGGAGGCTGTAACATGAAAAAAGCCCCTGATTTCAGGGGCTTTTCAAATTAATCAACAACCAAATTATGTTCGCGAAAGTTCTATCAGATACTTTTCAGTACCGGAATCAAATACCTGCAGCTGCAGAACGGAACCTACTAATGCGGTCCAGGTTGAACCGGATTTAAGAAGCACACGTACTGATCCTGTAATTATTTGGGAAATTGTAGCCGGAGCTGCACCGCCTCCACCTATTAATGTCACCACTTGTCCTGCAGGAAGATCTAATGCTGAAGGTGCAATCGTAGCGGTAACCGCTAATGCTGGGATTTGGTACTGATTGCCATTAGCCGCATTAATAGCAAACACAGCAGTTGTAGGAGCAAACGGCGCGCTTAATACAAGAGCACCGGTATAATGACCCGGGAACCATGTGCTTTTAGCTAATTGCTCGAACACAAGCATTTTCTTTCTTGCCTCGTTATCATCCTGAGATGATGGTTTAAGCTGCAATGGCGCACACTTGGTACCGTACACTTTCTGGAAGTCATCTGAACAACTGCCGAAAATGATAACTACATTTACCCCCATCCACGTAGCAAGGAACTCGTTAGCCTCAAGGCTGTCGCCAGGAATTTCCGTTTCTACCTTTTGTTTGTTTGTAATGGCATCTTCATCGCCTTCCGACTCTGTTGTTGCCTTAAATTTGGATATCGTCTGGTAAAACTGGTACATACGCGCTCCGGTCTTTAAAACGAAGCTGCCAAGCATCCTTACACCTCTGGCATCCCTTGCAGGCCATACCAGGATATCATCCAATGCAATGATAGTTACATTGGGCTCTTTTGCTGCAGCACCTGCCGGAGATATCCCCGGCGGCCTGCTAAAATTAGTTCCTATAAACATAGATTATTTATTAAGCTGTTACACGTTTTGTTTCGGTCCACATCCCATTGATAAGGGTAAGTTGTAGGTAATCTGTAGTAGCATCAAGTGTTACACTGCTTGTTACTTTAATATTACCGGCTGTAGCTACAGTAAGGGCGGCATTTGCTGCTTTACCATATATCCTGATAGACTGGCCTTCTACACCATTGATAATGCTTGTAAACGCTGTTGTAGAGGCTGTACCATTATACCTGAATACTTTACCCGTATCGGCATCTATAGCACCTGCAGTAAACGTAACGTCGGTAGAGGCCACTGCCGGAGCGGTTATTGTCCTGGATAACTCTGTTAGTGTTTTATCTTCATTGACGAAAAGGGTAATTGTACCACCAGTGTTAAGTGGATAATCTCCCTGAAGGTCAAACGGAGCAGCATCTTTAAGATTTTTTGTGCTTGCAAGCGATGTATTACCAGTGATCGTTAATACTTGGCCAGGAACAAAATCACCTTCAAATTCCGTAATATCTGTTTTCCAAGCTTTATCTACCACCATGTTCTTGTAGACAATTTTTACAGTACCTGATTCATTGTCAAAAATTGGAACCTTAGTTTCAGGGCCGAATACCGGTACATCATTACTCCAAAGCATTTGTTTTTCAAATAATTTTGGATCGCCGGCTTTAACTTTGGTACCCACAAATATGAAACGGATACCTAATCTGTAATCGGCAAAGATGTTCATGTTTCTTTTCTCGTACGTAAATGTGAACCTGTTTTTTTCTTCTGGCTTATATTCCATTACCTGAATATTCTTAGAATAGGTAATACCGATAAAATCAGTCTGTGTCTGGTCTTTAAGAACCTGGAATTTAAAGTTAGGCCTGTCGATAGGATGATCGAGAGAATACTCTTTTTTACCCTGATCAGTGCTGTACTGAAGGTTATAAAGGTCTCCGGCTTTTTTGTTGTAAGCACGCTTCCAACGGTCAGAAATTTCTATTTCCAAGCCCTGGTTTTTACGATGTTCTTCCGGAACCGTCATTATTAGTTTCTCTACATACTCAACAATGTTAGCTTCGGTAGGTACACCAATGCTGGCAGCGCGGTATTTTTTAAGGACATCCCTGTAGTAATACCATAAGTAACGAATACCATGTTGAGAGTTTACAGCATCGCCCGGAGAATCTGCATCTCCACCTACGGCAAAAATACCATTGATCTGGGCAATACGGTCATCTACAATTTGCTGTTTGGTAAGCTCAGATAACAGGAATGCCACGAAGCTTAATTTCCATGGGTGTGAGCCATCCATGTTCTTTATCTTCCCGATCCATGTATTTTCTAACTGCTGCAGTTCGAAACCATCAAAAGTAATATCAATTTTTTTCCTGTAAACCATTCCGGTTTCAGTATCAAAATGGAAGTTGTTTTTAGGAGCCCAACCTTTTTTACGGCCCTGTACGATCTCAGCAGGAATGACATAACCCGATGAAATTTGATCCTGTACGTTAGATGCGTAATCCCACTCTGATGGAAGCGTTTCGGTATCATTAAATAATGATTCAATAACCTCCGGATTTTCGCGGACGAAATGCTCAAGATCGCCTTTTAATAAAGGTATTTCGCTATCATCCCTAAACGTTGTGGCTTTTAAGCCTCCTTTTGCTGCCCTGGCATTCCATGGGCGCTTATCTATTGCATCATACGTTTTATTTGATGCAAATAAGTGTGTTGCAGAGTGCTCCATTGTTCCTTTTCCTAAATGCCTGATAATCGCTGTAGGTATATCACCTTCAGGCTCTTTCATTAATTGCTGAACAGCTGCTTCAAGCTCTTCATTCTTTTTTTTCATTGCAGACATAGAAGTGTTAAGCAATTCCATTTTAGCAGCAATAGTTCCTTCATCGGCGTTGTTTTCCTGTGCCCTGTTAACATCCTGAGCATTTAGCTCATTCTCTTTAATGATAGCATCAAGTTCATCCTGCATGGCTTTTAGGTCCATGTTCTTGTCAAGATGTGCCTTGATCTCGCCATCTATGGCGCTAAACATTTTTTTGGCATAGTTCGGCCCAAGGGCTGCCTCCAGTTTTTTGACCTGCTCCGCTGACAGGTCGAGTTTCTTTTCTGTAGCATTAATGGGTATCTCTGCTTCGGCGCTAAAGCCTAAGAGGACCATCATTGTGGCTACTGTTTGTTTCAGTTTTCCAAACATGTTTTTAATTTTAGATTAGTAATTATTTATAGTGATCTCATTTCACTCAACATTTCAACCCTGTTCATTGCATCGGCAAGGTTTCCTACTGCATCAGTTAAGCCATATTCAATAGCCTGGTCTGTATAGAATGTTTTGCCGGTAAGCACTCCCGGAACATCTTTTTTTAAATTAGGCCTTGTAGCTTTTGCAACATTCTGGAACTTGATGGCCAGGGGAGCCATCATCTCTGTTTTTATCATTTCGTAGTCGCCGTTCAGTGCCAGCCTGAACGCTAAATTTTTATCCTTACTTTCGTCCGGATAGATATCATGCTGAACAATACCCATGTTTTCCAGGTACTTGCTGTCATTTCTTAAGGAGATTGTAATACCAAGTGAACCTATGTTAGCGGACAGGTCATTTTCTGCCATTACGTAGTCTACAAAGGAGTAGACAGAGAATAGATGTGCCGAACAGCATTGCTCATACAATGCTACGTATGGCTTTTTCCTGCGCAGGCCAAATGCCTGGAAAGGGGGTATGGCAGTTACAGCGCCGCCCGGGCCATCTACATACACTACAGCACCTATAAAGTTTTTATTAGATTCTATAAAATCAAGTGCTTTTACAATATCATCGGCACCATGCATGCAGTAGTCGCCATATTTAATAAGCACCCCGACCATATTAATGACGCCAACAGAACCTTTAGGTACATCATAATTACCATCCTCGTCCGGCTGCACTATGCGCCTGTTCTTATCAAACACTGTAAGCAATGAGCCGGCCTCAAATTCAAACTTAAGATCTTCACCCATGCGAAGCTTCTGTGCAAGCGGCGCCCAGAAGTAAATTCCCTCAAGGCTCATGGCCCACATGCCTTTGGATAGTTCGTTTAAAAGGAGATTGACTTTCATTGATAATTTTTTACGAAGATGATATGATTAGGAAAATAGCTTTGTAACATGACTTTTAATCCTGTTTATCAGGCCAAAGCGTTTATTGAGGTACCACACTAACACAAGTCCCAGGATTAAAAGTAAAATCCATAAATATGATAGAAGATTAAAGCCGGTCTTGTGAACTGTTTTATCAAGCGTTTCCTTGTAAGCTTCGCCATTAATCTTTGTTGTACCGGTAGCCTTCAGGTCTATGTTTTCAGTCAGATCTGTTTTAAATTCTTCCTGGTGCACTTCCTGTTTTTCTCCTGATGTAATTTTAGATTTCCCCTTGCCTTTGATTACTGTTTTATTCAGCAGCTGGCCACCAGGCCCGTAATTCTCGACTGATAAAGAATCACCCAGAGCGCCGTCGTATTCAATGACCATATTTCGTTCCTGATGGGATGAAGCAAAAAGAAGCGAAGTTGATACCTGCAGCTGCTTTGCAAAATTGAAAGTAGTGTCCAGCTGGGCAAGATATTTAAATGATGAAGCTGTTTTTGTAACTTCTTTATGCTTAGTGGCACAGCTGAGCAGCATAAGAACCGGTAGGAGATAGAGTAGCTTTTTCATGATTATTTTAATTTAACCCAGCGGTACACTTTGCCATCAATCGTTTCAAGAGTTGTATTGCCGGCCTGATTAGCAGCCTGCAATGTTTGCCATGTGTGGCCAAAGGTTTTTTCGAAGTGTGGATAGTCCGGGAATGAAGGCCAGTCGCCGCCCCATTTCCAACCCAGTTTTTTAAAATAAGTTACCACTTCCATCCAGTCGGGCACTCCATCCTTGTCATCATCGCTTTTTGTATCCCAGGAAGCAGTTTCAAATTTTCCATCACCGTCTTTATCTACAAGTATCACAATGTCGAAAGCGAGCCCGTAGTTATGTATCGATCTGCCGGGACCGGCATTTGTAACTTTTTTGCCGGGCTTAGTACGGCCTATTGCAAACAGCGCCTCCTGCTCTGCTAATGTTCGGAAGGTAAAGGCAAGACGTAGCCTTATCCGATTCCCAAAGAGTTTGGAGTTTATGTGTGTGTACGCGTCCAGGACTTCCTGTCGTACAGTGGGGTGCAGGAACTTAATCCTGTCCAGAGATACCTGATCCATTATTATTTGAATTATCTGTTACTTTTGAAGGGGAAGTGAACTTATCTGCGAGATAAGCATAGAGTACTTCGACAAATTTTAAGCCTCCGTAACCTAACAAGAAAGCCAGTCCGTACAAAGTCTTGTCGGACATGTTAAGCCATTCTGCAACAACCGGAGTAAGGTAATTGGCAGTAAAGCCACCGGAAACAACTGTTGTAAATTTTTCGAGTTTGCTTTTATTGGAGCTTCTGGGAAGAAAGGCTATTCCTCCCGCGATGCCCGCAAAAAAGAGAATCACATCAAAGCCAAAATCTTTTAATGTGGAAATGGAGGTAAGGAAATACAGTTTCATGAAGCCGGAGATTAATTTACTCCAAACTTAATGTGGGCTTAAAAGTTTGCCTGTAACATGACTTTTAGCTGTTTGCAACCCTGTTAGACGGGCGCACCTGCAGGCGGGCCAGCTTAGCTTTTTTTTTTTCGCGGTAGTGCAATTGCCTCATACTGTCTACGCTTAAGCCAACTTCGAGCAAGTCGTACTTATCTATAAATTCGTTTATGCCTGAATTTATCACCGCACCATGAGCCATCATGTAGCCCTCCATAAAGGACATAAAGGCAACACGGAAGATATCTTCCAGTAAATTATTAATTTCCTTATTGGTATCGGCGGGCAGTTCCAGAAATGACCGTGAACCCGATTCGAATTTGTAATAATTTCCATCATATTCTTTACCGCCTCCCGGCTTATCGGCCACAGAAAGGTACAGCTGGTAATGATCTACAACCTTTGTGGGCTTTTCTACTTTTACCATGAATAAGCGCATCATGCGCCCTAAGGACGATGATGTGCTTACTCTTATGGCTTTAACCTTTTGCCCCAGGTAATTCGCATCCTTCCCATCAAATTCTTTAAAGAAAAAGGGGATAAGATGCGGACGAATATGTACAGGGACTATGCTCATAGGTTATAAATTACTTTTTAAAAATTCTGAAAATGCCACCGTGTAAAATAATGGCCAGTATAGCCACAACAATTCCTACAATCCAAACCGGCGACCAGTTTTTGATTGCGAACAACAGTACTACTACGGTAAGAACTACACCAGAAATACCGCCCCATAACCAGGCAGTTTTAATCTCTGCATCAACTGATCTCGCTGATTGATGATTTTGTCCCTGTACCTGGTTCCAGCCCCACTGTGGCAGGAATGAAGTAAGCCCTGCTGCCAGACTGACTAATACATGCTGCCATGTACCTGTGTTTTGCATGTAGGCACCTCCTAATGCCACACCTACGATAATAAGCACCCACCAGACCCCATTTAACCCATTTGCGATAACGTCTTTTTTCATAAAATATAATTGATTTAATTGTTACTGTGTATTAAAAAGCTAAAGGATAAGAAATCCAACCGTCGGAAATCTTAAAGTAGACTTTGCCGATATTAATGGCAAACACCCTGAAATGGTCTTCAACTTCCGGATAAAGCGGGTCTAATACCTGGGCGTTGGTTTTCCCTAAAAAATCTGAGGGCGCCAGTTGATCATTGATATGCTCTGTAACCAACGACCATTTTGTGACAAGATTTTGATGCTCCCACGCTGCTATTTCCTGAGGTGTAGCTGCATCAAACCAAATTTCACCGACAGGATCAAACGTAGGGCTGCACATGGCCACTGTTCGAGGAACTGTTGTATATGAACCTTCTTCAGGCGCAATAAATGATGCGTATATCTCCCTGAAAGTTTCGGTATCGTACGAAGTATAAATAGTTGACATAACTACGATTTAAAGTATTTATATGAAAATTTTTGCTGCTTTGCTGTCTGCGTAGCACCCTTGGCAACAGTAGTCATTAAATAGTATTGCAAGGTATTATCTATGATCATTGAGCCTCCGCTGTAGGCACCATTTGAAGCTGCCGCATCCGTAGGCGCATTTCGGTCAAAAGGGAACCCCGTTAACAAGCCATTATAGATGGTATGCTTACGCATTAGCGAAGTATAACCCTGAGTTGTAGTTATTTGCACACGCCCAATTTCTGTAGCTGATACAAGGCTATTGTTATTAGTACCTAAATAAAATCTAAAAGTCTTTACCTCAGTACCAACACCGGTTTCAGCCTCAAATCTTGCATCAAGCTCCCATTCGCCGTTGATAAACATCCCCAGGGGTAATGGATAATTTCCAATTATTGTATCGGTAACACTTCCGGCACCTACAGGTATTGGCTGGCTGAATACCCTTATATAAGTAAGATTTAGGTTAAGAGCCGCGACAGCTGCCTGCACATAAATCTCATTGGCCACCTTAGTGGTAACACTACTTTGGCTTGCTGTGGGTACCGTTATACCATTTGTAAAGTTCCAAAGCCCGGATATTGTTGTGACCTGTGTTTTAATCCAGTTCCACCAATTAAAGAGCCTGATACTGTCGATAAACCTATTTTGGGTTGTAGGCAACACCGTAACCTGTATATCGGCATCAGTGGCACGGCTACCAATCAGGCGGTCAGTTAACCAGGTAACAAGGTTAGGAACATCTACCATTGTTGTACCATGCGGGTTGCCGGTGCTTTGGCTATGGTCGTAGGCTGTTTTTCCTTTATCGCCTGGATAGGCTTTATCGGAAGTATCACCCAAAACCAATGTAGAGCTGGTCCCGCTTAGTTTTTCGAAATCAGTCATTGCAGATATTAGGTAACCGGTACCATAACGGCCCGCTATACCAATGAACAAATAACTTGTTACCA